TCATATTACGAATCCAAGGCCATAGATTGAATTCTATATTAATAACATCGTAAAACAAATTATGGAGTATGTCATATACATTGTCATTTGTAGTTTCTATAGAAAGAACTTCACCATACTCATTTTTCATTGTGGATTCATCTGAGTAGATGTCAAGCGCAGAAGCAATTATAGCATCAGAATCCATTGATTCGTAGTCTCTGAATAGTCCTAGCCTTAGTTGCTGTTGATACAGTTGGTCATTGTATCCAAATTGTTGAGCAGTGCCAATACCACCATATAATTTTTGATATCTGTCTACTAAATTAGTTTGCACATATCCTTGTAATTTTCCAGTATCTACTACTTTAAGTTTTCTACCACCTATGTTTCTAACAATAGTATTAGTAGAAAACAATCTTTTTAATCTTGAAAATATGTCTTTATTATCAGCCATTTTTTTACCTCTTAGTTAATTAACCAATCTAAACTTTCTTTCTCTCTATTGGGTCCTACTTCCATCTCCCAAGAGTTAGTCTTATTGGTTGGTTTTTGTGGTATCATCTGTGATGCTACACCACTTAAAGTTCTTTTAGTTAGTTGTATTCCTTCATTTCTCAACCTTAATGCAGTATCTCTTACCCAAAGAGTCAAAGCAAAACTCATAACTAAGTCATCATTATATCCCTGCATAGCTTCAGCTTTATTATTGTTATATATAAATACAAACAATTCATCAATTAATCGATTTGAACGAACAATTACCGACTTCTCTCTGAAATATTCCTCTAATTTAGATACAACCAATGGTCTTGTTTTCATTGTCATACTAAATCCGGCAACCATATTTCTATCTGATACTCTGTACTTATTAGACATTTGATGTTCTGTATCAACATACTTCAAATCTTTGCTCATATAAAATAAATTCTCATAACCTCTATCAATACATTGTTGTAGAGCAGCCCAACCAATATTGTTATTTTCAACTACTAATAAAGCGTTATTGTATTCTGTGGCAACATTAACACACAAATTACCGAAATCTTTTGTAGACATTCTTCCTTTGTACTCTGCTACCTGTTCCATAGACTCTACTTCCATAACGTGAAAAGCAGAGTAATCTGAACCATCACCTCTACTAACATCAGCACTTAGTACATAATCCTTAGTATAGTTTGCTGGTTGCCAAATCCAAAGGTTGCTGTCTATTCCTCTTTTTTCTAAGGGGTCTTGTACTTGTCTTTCTCTATACTCTTCTAGTATCACACCATCAATTACAGATTGTCCTGAAGTTATAAAGTCACAATCACATTCTTGTGCTGCTAGTGAAGGACCTAAAAGACTATTTTGTTCTTCTCTCCATTCATCATTTCTCTCAGGATGTAAAT